GTGCAGGGGAGTGCCCTGCAGTTGCTAAGGGGGGTTTCATTTACCTCCTGCAGCAGAGATCATCCTCACGAATGGTCTACTGCACAAAGATGGATGCTACCCCCCGAAACACCAGCCCGCCAGTGGCGGGTTGATATGACGGTTGTACACCATCGCACTCCTCTGACCGCGTAGCCTTACGGCAAATACGCGGATTTTACCGGTAGAACCGGCACCCACTGCCAGCGGACTCGGTTAGAGTGTCGCTGTGCAGTCTTCTCCAAATGACCCCCAGACCGCGCAATTAGCGGAGTTAGGAAAAACTTGAAGAGAGCTGGATAACCATCCAGGACGTCTGTCGACATCGTCGGACGTGCAACAGGGGCCTTGAATTCAAGCCTCTGTAGCTTCGCATTCATGCGGGTGCGAACCCTCACTTTGCTACGCGTTACCCAACCAATGACGCCGGACTCTCTAGGCGCGTACGGCAGTTTGCCGTATGAGCTTTCGATCGTCCTACGTATGACGTTGCTAAGCGAGTAGTATCCTTCCAACCACAACTGATTGGACGTACTCACCAGCGTGGCCAAATCGTCATCGCTGACTGCAGTTAAACGCGGATCGAGTCGGTAGTAGACTGGCGTAACTTCTTCGCCATGGAATGCGTCGACACCACAGCTTTCACGGAAGTTTCCTTCCGAGAAGCTTTTGGTGCGATTCACCCGAAGTCCCATCGACTCTAATGCGTTTGCCACATCGGTTGCATAGTGCGTGGGGACTACGATATCGTCCCCGTAAACACGCACTTCACCCAGACAGCGCCGCAGCGCTTCCTTTCGCAGGGGGCGACCCCCGCTACAGGCCATCGTCACCGCCGAAATTAAGGCGAAGACTACGGACTGAACTGGAAACGTTGTTGCGTTACCCATACCGGCGTACTTCTTCATCGGGGTACCACCCCTGAGAAGAGACCTGGTCTTTTGGACCATCCCGAAGAACTTGGGATGAGCCCAGAAAGCTTGCTCAACCACCTTATTAAGGAGGAGATCGCTCGCTGAGGACAGGTCTAGAGTAGCCCAATATCCGGTACGAGAGCCTTCCAGTGCCAACTGTTGATTGAGGCGCTGGTCGGTCAAATCGAGTGACTGGCTTAGGAGCGGACAAAAGCTTATCCGTTCGCGAAGCACAGCATTCAAGCCCTGCTGATAAAACTGCATCAGCAGAGGCTCTACCGTGATACCCCGCCGAGCTGTTACACTCTTTGGAACAGTCACGAACCTCGATTCGGTCTTGGGGAGGGATTTAGCAGCTGAGAGCATTCCTTTGTCGGACTCGACCAGATTAAGGTCAAATCCCGATTCAGGAAACAGGTCAAACTCTTCGACCTGATCAACAAAGGCGATCCACTTTTGGTTTCCCGCCACTCTCTCAGCAACTGCACCGGGGCCGTGTTTGCCACGCTCGAAAACCTGGTCAAGATTATCGTCCAGGCCATTGAGTACGTAGTGGCTAGCACGCCTAAGACGCAGAGACATAGTACTATCGATCTCTGTATCCCTGTCTTCTTTCTCATAGAAGGCTTTGGTCTCCTGAATGTGGAGTTGATCCGCGTTCTCCGCGATTAGGGCCTTTTTAAAGAAGCGCAGTACTTGCCTAATGCTTTTGATAGCACCAAGGTCGTAATCTGCGCGAAGACTTCCGGTAACTTCATCGAACACAAGTCTCACCAAACCCGACAGGAATGCCGGGAGAGGACTACCGGGTTTACGTTTGAACCCAGTAATAGGAGACACGGTGCGTCGCGCGAGCCACTGATCAAAATGGTCCGCGTAACGTCCAAGGGCAACGGTTATAAAGCCTATACCCTCGTGTTCAAATCTGTCTTGGAGCGTTTGGAAATCACGCTCCAACCCTTGCGATTGTGGGTCGAGCCTGCCGACATCAGCCAGCAGGCCCGCTAGGAGTTTTAGCGGACTTTTCATCGTTACCTCGAGTAAAGGTTGACGAATCCGTCCACATGTTCCCCTGCCCGACTACTTCTGCAGGGCGAGAATTAGAATGATGAGCAGGATGACAAAGGAGGCCACGTGGGCCGCCAGTATCATTCCCTGCAACATCACGACTCGCCCCGGAGGATCATCGGGAACGTCACCTCTGGATCATCGACGAGAGCTTTGAGGCCGGCCCAAAAGGCCACCTTCTGAGCTTCCGTCCACCCCGAAGGGGGGGCCTGGAAAGTGATGGCGATGAACGCACTCTGCTTCGTCACACTGCCGGAAGGCAGCGTGACATCCTTCGTCTCGGTGAGACGAAGGACGTGTCGTTCACCGGTCTTGCTGTTCATGTCGTGAGTGATCACGCACTCGAACAAGCCGGTGTCATCGACGCGGCGGATGCCATTCAGCTTTGCCGAGCTGGGGCCTTTGTTCCTCATGACGAGGGAGGGCCACGGTGCGGTTGCCGGAATGGTAAAGGGATCGGGTAGCATGTAGATACTCCTACTTCTGGGGCACCTTTAGGGTGTCCTAGGTTAATGACCTCCTCGGGTCGTAATGGCCGCGAGGATGGATGCCTGGTACAGCGACAGATCGTCGAAGACCCAGGACCTCTTGATGTCAGAGAGGCTAGTTACATCAACACGGTTCAGGTAGTGATACCTTAGGAACCCCTCGTGATTGACCGTGCTTTTAGTGCCGGTCGTAACGATGGGACCTCCGTTGTGCCGTGTGGATCTAGATCCAGTCAGCTCACCTTCTACCACCCCCGCCAGCCATCCCTGGCTAGCGTAGGTTAAGAAGCCGTAGTTGGCGATACTGGTGTCAGCGTTTACAGAGGCAATCGCCTCCAAGTAGTCGCCTAAACCAGCGAACCAATCGACGAGCCAAGTCCAAGGTATCAGGTTGTAGAAATCATCAACCCGGAACCTGGCCCCCCATAGTTGACTAGAAACGTACTCCCGGAGCTTCGGTAACTCCAGTTTCGGGAACTTCACATTGTAGTTTAGAGCCAGGCGGAACTCCCAATTACGGAAGCCCGCCGTGCTCGCGACGCCAAGTGACTCGTCAATTAGTGGGTCGAAGGTAAACTGACCAGCGCCACCGACGTACTCCGAACCTCGGAGTCTTGATCGGAACGTAGTAGGCTGCCCTTGTCGCTCTAGAAGGTAGTTAACCCTCTTTGCGATCTTATCGGGCAACTCAACCAAGTCTACTGCAGCCTTAGCCAGCATGTCCCATCCGAACTCCTTGTTAAGGAAGGCGGATGATAAGTCGAAGTTCCCCCTTACACCTTCGCGCACGGTTTGCACCGAGCTTTGAAGAGTGCGAGGTAGATCCTTCAACTCAATGAACTCTCGAAGAAATCCAAAGCTTCTTGAGGTGGGCAGAGCATCAGCTAGTAACCTTTCGGCTGCCGATGGTGCCTCTCTAGTAAACTTGGCCCTTTCGAGGGTCAGGTACTTATCGACTTCAGCTTGAGTAATACGCGCACAAGTCCCACTGAGCGTTCGGGTGGTACGGTCGATCCGATGATAAGGACCGAACATATCCGCTCCGGCTAGCTCAGCCTCATACTTGACGTAGGTCACCTTAGACACGGGTACTCTTATCCGGGGTAGAAACATTTCTGCCTCTCCATGGTCCGAGACTGATCCGCGAGACTCCTTAGTGGTGTCGTGTATGAAGCCACGAATTGCCGTTTGGTCAGGACGACCAAGCGATGTCGTGGTGGTCTTAGAACTGATTTGGGTGAAGGGCCCCCTCCGATTTACACCGGGGGCGGCAACGTACAGTGGCGTATCATACGCTCTGTCGTCGGATACACGGGTATGCTTTCTTGGATACCCGCTAGAGCCGACCTTTACTTGATATCTGTTCTTAAGAGCGATTGGAAAGGGAGTAATCCCAAAGTCGTGAAATGGGTCAAAAGCGAGATAATCGCTCCGAACCACGTCATAACTGAAGATCTCCTTCATTAGTCGCTTCTTCTTGGCACGCTTTGCGGCGCGTACAGCTGCACGATTAAAGTAAGGTATGTGTTTGTCCCACTTGTAACCGGGCAGCACGTATCTCTCCTATCTCGCAAGGGTAGATGGTTGGCACTATGCCAAGGGCTCAAGCCCAGGGGACCCGCAAGGGTCC